AACCGCACTAAATGGTAGAGGTATCTATGAAAAAAAAGAAAGGACTGTACGCTAATATTCATGCTAAACGCAAAAGAATAAAAGCCGGATCTGGAGAAAAAATGAGAAAGCCAGGAAGCAAAGGAGCTCCAACGGCTAAACAATTTAAACAAGCGGCCAAGACGGCAAAAAAACCTAAAAAGAAAAAGAAATAAAATGGCTTACACTTTACAAAAAATAAAAGACTTTTTAGAAGAAAGCTCGTCAAGAAACGAAATGGTTTTTCCAGAAATTTTATTAACCCATATTAGCGAATGGGAAGAAGAAGGAGATGAATAAAATGCCAGGAAAAAAATTATCTAAAAAACAAAAAAAGATTGCTAGAGTTGCTCCGCCTAGAAATAAAATTACCGGAGCAGATTTTAAAAAACTTAAAAAGAAAAAGAGGAAAAAATAATGCCAGGACATTACGGAAAAAAGAAAAAGAAAAAGAAAAACAAAAAGTAAGTGAACTTTGAAGAATATTATCTTGAACTATCTGTTTTTATAGCTTCTGTTTTAGCAGGATTAGCTCTCAAGGATTATTCGATTTCATTTATTAAAGGCCTTAAATTTAAGTTAAATTCTCAATTTAACGAAGGCGAAAAAGTTATATTAGACGGAGAACAGGCCATGATTATAAAGATTGGTCTAGGCACTACTATATTTGGTGTGTATGGCAAAGACGGATATACTTGGAGATATATTAGTAACAACAAAATAGAAAGTCTTAAACTAGAAAAAATAGTTGATAAAGATTTACACGCAGACACAATAGAAGAAAAAAAATTAAAACTAGAAAAAATCCTAAGAGGAGATAAAGATGTTTGATAAATTAATAAAACCTGTTAGCGACATAGTAGGCAAGTTTGTAAAAGATAAAGATTTACAAGCACAATTAGATCACGAACTAGCTACTTTATTTCATCAAGCAAATCTCGCACAAATAGAAGTAAATAAAATAGAAGCAAAAGGATCTCCGTTTCAACGAAATTGGCGGCCTTCTGTCGGTTGGATTTGTAGTTTTGCACTTGGTTATCATTTCATCTTAGCTCCTATCATAGAAGTTGTTATTAAAACTTCTGGAGTACAAATAGATATGCCAGAGTTTGATTTTTCACAATTATCCGCAATCTTAATGGCATTGTTAGGAATGTCCGGACTTAGATCTTACGACAAATTAAAGAGGACAGATACGAAATGATGTTTATAACTGAGATAGACATACAGACTATCGAAGGAAAAATAGAAACACATGAAGGACCTATTATTACTGCCAAAACACTTAGAGAAGCAAAATTAAAAGCAAAAACAATGAACAGCGATTTAAGAATAGTAGGCGAATATATGCAAAGCATAAAATCTTTAGATGATGAAGGACTGGGATTTCTTGAATTTTAAACCAGAGGAGTTTGCCTGTTCTCATTGTGGCGAACAAAAAATGGATTATGATTTTTTGCAAAAGCTACAAGATCTAAGAACTTGTTGTGGTTTTTCTTTTGTTATTACATCTGCTTATCGTTGTCCAAAACACCCTGTAGAAGTAAATAAAAAGACTCCAGGCATACATACTTTAGGACTTGCTGTAGATGTTTTGTGTTCTCACGAAAAAGCATTTAACATAGTTACATTAGCATCTAGTTTTGGCTTTACTGGAATAGGTGTTAATCAAAAAGGAAATAGCAGATTTATACATTTAGACACTTATAAAGGAAACAACAATAGACCAAGACCGCATATTTGGAGTTATTAATGGCAAGAGCTACAGTTACAGAAATAGATAAGCGTTTAAGCTCTCACGAAGCGGCTTGTGAGCAAAGGTGGAAAGAAAACTACAGGCGTTTAGAAGCTATTGAAAATGGTATTGCGTCAGTAAATAAAACAATCAGAAACACATTATTATTCATAGTTACAATTTTTTTAGGAATTACCGGATTTTTATTTCAAGAAATTATTTATCAAGCAATAGGATAATATATGGCAACACAAAAGGAGATAGATGCTTCTACACAAGCAGAAGCATTGTTAAATAGTGATGTATTCAAAGACGCAGTTAAAAATTTAACTGCTGAATATATTGCAAAATGGATAAATTCAGATGTTGAAAAAGATCAGGATTTAAGAGAAGCAATTTACCAGGCAATAAAAATTATTCCAGAAGTCGAAAGACATCTAAGAATTATTGTAGAAAAAGGAAAAATTGCTAAAACACAATTTAATAGAATTAGATCTTTTAAATAAACATTTTGACAAAAATGTATGTTTTTAAGATAAAATAAACGCAAATAAATTATAAAGGTAGAAAATATGACCAACAACGCCAAGCCGAATGGTTTTGAAACTGATATAAGCAAAGCAACACAGGCATTTGAAGAAATGCTCACTCCCCCAGAGGAGCAAGAAGCAATCGAAGAAAATACTGATGTTGAAGAAGTTTCTGATGAAACGGAAGCTGAAACTGAAATAGAAGCACAGGAAGAAATCGAAGAAGATGAAGCCGAAGCTGAAATAGAAGAAGAAGCCGAAGAAGAAGAAGAACAAGAATTACAAGAAGATCAAGTAGAAGTTGATGAAACTGAGGAACTTCAAACCTATGTCGTCAAAGTTGGCGGCGAAGAAATAGAAGTCACCCAAGAAGAATTAATCAATGGTTACAGTCGGAATAGTGATTACACACGAAAAACACAGGAGTTATCTGAATTAAGAAAAGACTTAGATAATAAACAGTCTGAACTTGATAATAACTTGTCTGACATAAATCGTGAAAGAGCAGAGTACAGAGAATTGTTACCTAAAATCAAAACCATGTTACAAAATGGTTTTGTAGAAGAACCAAATTGGGAGTCTTTAAAGGAACTGGACCAAGTAGAGTATCTGACCAAAAAACAAGAATGGGACGAACATCTTAAAAAGATAAAGTCTGTAGATGATGAATATAATCGTATTGCGGAGCAAGAACGAGCTGAAAGGCAAGAAAAGCTCAACAAACAATTATTAGAAAGCCAACAGAAATTATCGGATCTTCTTCCGGAGTGGAAAGATGAAAAGGTTAAAATGGAAGAAATTTCAGATATAACCAAAACTGCTGAAAGTTTAGGTTTCACTAAAGAAGAAGTTAATTCTGTAACTGACTATCGCTTTATTCTTTTGCTGAGAGATGCGAGTTTATATAACAAACAAAAAACAGCGTTAAAGAAAAAACCAACACAAGCGAAGGCCAGAACAAAATTAGCTAAACCAGGAACTTCTAATAGGGTTAAACCAACATCTGCTGTCAAGAAAGCTCAACAAAGGGTGGCTAAAACAGGCAGAGTGTCTGATGCGGCCAATTATTTTGAAAAAATAATCTAATTTAGAGGTTAAATAAAATGGCAAAAGTTACAAATTCTTTTACATCATATGACGCTACTTCTAACAGAGAAGACCTTTCGAATGTAATTTACAACATAGATCCAACTGCTACTCCATTTATGAGTGCTATCGGATCTAAAAACATCACAAATGTTGTGTTCGATTGGCAAACTGAAAATTTACCTACTCCTAGCGGAACAGGTCAATTAGAAGGTTTTGAACTTTCTCGTGCTACAAGTACAGCGACTACTAGGGAGTCCAATGTGGCTCAAATTTCATCAAGAGATGCAACTGTATCTGGTTCACAAGATGCTTCTGATCCTGCCGGTAAAAAGCAGGAATTGGCACATCAAATGGCCTTAATGTCTAAAGCATTAAAAAGAGATATGGAAGTAGCTCTATGTCAAAATACTGCTAAAAATGCAGGTAATGCTACTACTGCTAGACAGACTCGTTCTTTCGAAGCGTGGATCACTACTAACAAAAGTAGAGGTACAGGCGGAGCTGACGGATCTGCTTCTGCGGCGGCTACTGATGCGGCTACAGGAAACAGAAGGGCATTAACCGAAGCACTTTTAAAAGGTGTTTTACAGTCTATGTTCACTAATGGAGCTGAACCTAAAATGGCTATAGCCGGTCCGGTAAATAAAGGAGTTATCTCTGGTTTTACAGGTAGAGCAAACACTAGACAAAATGTATCTGCTGATACAGTAAGTGCTAGTATTTCAGTCTATGCTTCCGATTTTGGAGAGTTACAAATCGTACCTTCAAACAGAAGCAGAGATAGATCTTTGCTATTAGTAGATCCTGAGTACGCTAAAGTAGCTTACTTAAGAAATTTCCAAACAATGGATATTGCTAAAATTGGAGATGCTGATACAAAAATGATCTTAGCTGAGTACGGCTTAGAAATGAGCAACGAAGCGGCACACGGAATTGTAGCCGACTTAACTGCTTAATAATTTGTAGGCAACAAATATTGGGGGAGCATAAGCTCCCCCTTATTTAAAAATGGCTAAGACAACTCTTATAAATCACGAAACAGGTTATTCATCTTCTTTTGTAACAGAAGACGACAAATCAATAATTCATTCTGTTCAAAATGTTAAGAATGTTATTGACCATGCAAAATATTTATCAGAACAAAAAGCACAAAAAGATTTTCGTCATGTTGCAGAAATCCCCAAAGTTATCTGGGAAAAAGCTATACTAGAGGGGTGGGCCAATGACCAAGCTAAATGGAAAGAATGGCTCAACAACAAAGACAACGAATGTTTTAGGACATGGAAAGGTAAGATATGACTTATGACGAAATAAAAACAAAAGTAGCAGAATACTTAAACAGAACTGATTTGACTTCCCAAATGGATATGTTCATAGATCTTACTGAGTCTGATATAAACAAAGTTATTAAACACCAGGACCTTATAAAAAGAGCTAACGCTGTTGCAGAAACACAGTACACACAATTACCTAGTGATTGGTCTAGGGTTATAAATGTTGAATTAAACACTTCCGATCACACTACTTTATTACAACAATCTACAGAGTCTTTGGATTTAAAAAGAACTTCTATAGACAATGTATCTGGAAGACCAGAATATTTTGCAATTACCGATAATGCTATAGAACTTTGTCCCACACCAGACACAAATTATGAGTTACAATTAACATATTATGCAAACATACCGGAGCTAAGCTCAACTAATACAACAAATGTTGTTAGTGATAAGTTTCCAGATGTTTATATATATGGGTGTTGCAAACACGCTTCTGTTTTTTTAATGGAAGATGAAAGAGTAGGAATGTTCCAAACTCTTTTTGACAAAGCATTAGAAGAAGTAAGATTGCAACAAGAAAGAGCTTCTTTTGGAGTAGGTTCGCTTATCCCAAGAAGAAAAAAATATGGTAA